CCTACTGGGGCATATGCGATTCTACAACTTACCGGTACGAAGCTGGGAGTCGGCTATGATCCACCTTAAAGAGCTTGGAGCTATAGAAGCACATAAGGAAGATCACCTTATGTTGGTGTTTTCTAAGCCGCTATGGAACAGTCTGGTGTCTGCGGTAAAACGAATGCGCAACCTTAGACGCGCCGCTTTAAGTAATTTATTCTACCTGCAGTAAATCATGCATGACGTTTGCTATGTAGTATTGCAGTCTATTTAATATGCTTATCTAATAGTATATACTTTTATTTAGTATTAGATATACATAGCAAACGTCACGTATGGTTTGAAAGTGCGTTAATATAACTTAGTCCTGATTTGCTCTTAGGTGCCTAAATAAGGCAACTAAAATAACCAGCAAATTAGGTTAACATAATCTGATGGTTCTTCGCCATCAACCTTCAGCTATTGCTGACCCGTAATCTTAAGCTAATCTTATAAAACAAGAATAAGCTTAAGATTACGGGTTGGTACACAAACAAACGTTTGTTCTAACCTTAGACTTAGCTATCAGTCATACTCATTGCTGTTGTAGTACGCATTGGGATTTGCCATGTGTACGTGCTCATCTCCGTCCAATACCTCTTCCATGAGGTTTGGTATAAGCTCCGGATATCTTCGCCATAGAGAAATAACAGCAAAGGCAACAGCATGTAGAAAATCGTCTGGCATTCCTGGATTACGTCGAATAAATCGACGCTCAGTGCCAAACATGCTTTCACTGCTTTCCTCATAAACAGCCAAGAAGTGATTCATCATGTTTTCCCCAGCAGAGTCTAATAAACTATCGTACTGAGGAAATCTGATGTTTTTATTTTTAATGGCAAGGCAGACGGCTGCAATGACTTTGCTTTTATCCAGGTTGTAGTAGCTGGTAGGGTTGACGTCTGTTGGAGGTACAAACTGTAGTATTGATTTGATGCTACCACTAGCTGCATACCGACAGTTAATGAGTCTGGAATCTGGCACTCCGATGCTGCGCATAATGCTTAATCTTACTTCACCTGCTACTGCAACATCGTGCGCAATAGCCGTGCATTGAAATGTATTGGCAATATCAATAATTTCTTTTGTTTCAATCACCGAATCAGTCATGGCTTGGAATACATGGCCAAAGACAATATCAATTTTTTGTTCTACGGGCCTATAGCAAGCCACAGCGGCAGCTGTCATAGATTGAAACCTGCTGCCCTTGCCGCCCCAGTCAACCCCTAGAACTCTGTCTGCATACTTATGGGCATCTGCGCCATTGTCCTTAGAGTTCGGCTTCAGTATGCATACGTCTTTAAGCTCCGTAAGGCTGACAAGTCTTTGCCCTTCGTCGCAAGCTTCTCCCAGTACTTCGTTTATAAAGGTTGCTGGAGAGCTGAGCTCTCGCTTTAACAGCAGGGATCTCCAGTTCTTTGGATTGGCGTAGTGCACCGGTGCAATGACTTGTGGTACGTGATAGCTGGGAAAGGTCTTGGCTTTTTCTGCATACTTATGAACCCAGAATCCCTTTTCTGGCTCCAACGGTCTATGGCATTTGGCGCAACAGAATCCTTCAGGCCGCATCATGTCCAGGACGGTAAGTCTAGGACCTGATCCCTCTATGGTCGGTATATTCCAGTGATTGCAAGTCTCGCACTTCATAAACCATTCGGCTTGGCTTGACTGTAGTCGCAACTGCTCAATAACATTGTCAATGGTTTTGCTAGTGCCTGCGTACATTTCAGAACGTCGTTCAGATGCAGACATACACTCTCGAACAATGTCTAGAAACTCTGGATTAAGATCTTGAATCTCGTCCATTCGAATTCCGTCAACAGACAAACCGCGAATTCTGTCTACAGATAGTTTGGCAAACGAGAACCAAAGTTCTGATCCGTTTCTGAAACTTTTCTGCATTACCGAGTCGACGCAGTTTTTGTCCATGAGTGTGTCTTTAATGTAAGACTCATGGACAAATTGTCGAATGTACTGGTGGCTAAATCTTCTAATCTGCTCAAACTGCGGAGCCATATATAATACTTTAAATCTATTAATGGCTGCTGCTTGTAAAACTCCTTGAGCTGCAATGTGTGTAGACTTACCGACCTGACGAGCGCAAACTAATAAAGTCCTATCCGGAAGATTTGGATAGAACAAAGGTTCAAAAAACTTGTGCTTAACCAGCGTAAACGGCCTACCGTTCAGTCTGAGCATTGAAGTCAGACGAATTGGAGAGGTTTGATTCTGCGCTAAATAAGTACTAAGAAATTTTGAAAATTCGTTTATATCTAATCTTGCGTGTAACTCGGCAAGTTTGTCAGGGGGTAAAGAAAACACCCTGTCGTCAATATCGTCGACCTCACAAATAGATTTCATATTTTGAGCCATGTCGACAACCCAGCTTGGCGCTAGGGTTTTCAAATCAATTTTGGCTCTTTCTTCGTTAATCCGATTGGAGTCGTTCATGTCAAATTCCGAAAAACCGGAAGACTTAATTTTGAGAATAGTGAAGCAGTTTGTAATTGCAGCATATACGCTTTTTATATTGCTAGCAACTGGCTTCATCGTTGTAGGTAAATTTGTATTTGATGCCCTACATACTTGGGTAGAAAGAAACAAGGAAAGACAACCAAAAAGAAAGTTTGTAGAATCCTCCACTTCTAGCGAGAACCTATGATGCCAAATCCCCCAAAATCAGAATCCCCGGATGAGTTTTTAAAGCAAGCAGGTCTACCTGGCTACGATCCAACATTGACAGAGCCTGGAGCAGCAAAGCCCTCTATAAACAAAGATATGCTGGGCGCCTTACACCAGCCGAAGGATGGCACTGAGTCTAAAGACTGCAAAGACTGCGAATAAGGATCGACATTGTTTGCACTTATCTGCATCATATTTCTTATATTCTTTTTTATCAACCCTTGCCTCACAATTGCAGTTGCTCTGCTTACCCTGATTGGCTACTGCGCAATTAACAAATGACTGACTGGATCCTCACTGTCTCGCTGTCTTCGCTCGTACTTGGCTCCATGGCTTACATGGTTGTCTGGGGCATACATAACTTTGAACTTACTGTAGATACGATAATGGTATGGGCTGACCGACAAGAGTCATTCCTACAGAAGCTAATTTCATGCCCGGTTTGTTTTGGCGTTCAGGTTGTTCTGGCTCTATCCTCGCTGCACTGTCTGGCGTTTGGAATGGGCCTGTGGACTTGGGTAGCCATTACGCTATTGGCCTGCTTGGTAGCCCTATTCATGGGCAGGCTTGATCCCCTTACTGAAAAGAAATAAACCTATGTACGAAGAGATTGCTAAAGTCTGGGTCGAAGCACTTCGATCCGGTGGTTATACTCAAGGCAAATACGCATTAAAGACTAATCCAGATGCGCCAACTCACTGCTGTCTAGGCGTCTTGTGTGAGGTGTATCAACAGCAAAATCCAACTAGTCCGTTGGAGTGTGCACCTTCAACTGTGTCTAAACATCTTGGCAATGGAGCATACGAGTACTTAGATGTAGTCTCCTTTAACCATGAGTCTGAAGTACTGCCGCTTGTAGTTCAAACATGGTCTGGATTACAATCTCCAGAAGGATCAATAGTTATTGACGACTTCAGAACAAGTCTTGCTCAAAAGAACGATAAGGGTTCTTCTTTTGCAGAATTAGCGCATCTAATTGAAGACAACCAACACCTACTGTAAAGGTGCATAATTGCGATATCCTATATTTGTATTTTGCGCTGACTTGCAAGCTAGAGAGTCAGCGTATCGTTCTGTCAAAGAACTGCGTGGCGACGATCTATACGCCCTTAGACAAGTTGTCGACTACTGTAAAAAGAATAAGCTGGCGCTATTTCTAGGTGGCGATCAGGTTGACACCCCAACCATCTCAGACGAGCACACCATAGAGATTCGCAAAATCCTTATGGATGTTCCATTTCAGGCAACCTACTATGTAGATGGCAACCACGAGCGAGGATTCAAAAGACTCTGTATGGAGGGCGGTGGTGCTGCCGTTGCTACTAATCTAGAGGAAAAAGAGTACATAGACTCAGGTGCACGCATTGCTGGCTATAACTGGCGTACTCGACGTCAGTGGGAAGCCCATTTAGAACGATACATTCTGCAGCAGGCAGACGTTCTTATCCTGCACGGCTTTGCATCTCAGGTTGTTCCAGCTCTTGGATTGCCTCCAGATGAAGCACCTCTATGTGACATTGACCTAACTTGGTTTGATGGCAAATACAAGCTAGTGCTAATGGGCGACATTCATATGGAGTGGGATTGGCGAGGACCACAGGGCACTCGCTTTTTGTACTCCGGCTCTATGTGGATGCACAGACTTGGCGAACCCGAGACAAAGTCTTTTATCGTAGTCTACAACGATTTTAGCATAGAGCGTATACCGCTGCGTTGTCGGCCGTTTTTACGCACGGATCTTAAATCAGAGGAGGATCTCAAAAGAATTCAAACATGGCTTGACAACTGCGCTAAGCTGTCGTATGTTTCAGAAATGCGGTCATTCATGGGAGACAAACTTCCCAGATTGCATCTCGAAATACTTTCAGATATGCCAGCAGCGCTTTCAGCTGGACTTGAATCCTTGAAGCAACAGGCTTTTGTATTTGAAAAAGTAGATACGTCGCACGACCGGGATCTGTCCGAAGTAAAGGGGTCCTTGGACGAACAGGTGGATTTGAGTACTGCATTGAAGCAACTAGTGGATGAGAAGAATCCAGTCGATAACGAGGCTGCGGAGTTCGTAAAGCAAGCAATGGAGCTTGGCTTTGACGCAGCTGTCGCTAACCTTAAGCAAAAAGTAGGAATGTAATGCCAACGACTAAGAAAACAAACAAAGCTTCTACCCGCACCTCCAAGAAATCAACGGTTGCAAAGAAGAAGCCATCTGCTGGCAGTACAAAGGCGCAGATGCGAGTGACCATTGCCAAGGACGTTCTGGCTCAGATCGCAGCTCGTCGCTACCGCCCACAGATAGGTAGCTGGGTCGACGATTATAAGCTGGGCGGCCTGGACGGCTACGTTGATAGTAAGTTTTATAAGGCTCATGAAACGGAGGCTCAGAGCAAAAAGTCCGGCAAGAACAACTGCGATATCAAAGTCAATGCCAAAGAGTATCTCAACAAGGTCACGACCTGCTCCGTATGCGCACTTGGCGCTATCTTCATGTCTCAGGTGAACACCTGCGGAGATGTGGTTTTCTCCGAAGACAGCGCTAGCCCCTTTGACGTGTTTGAGGATCTTCATACTTCTCCACTTAAGAAGTATTTTTCTGTGAATCAACTTATGCTTATTGAGGGTTGTTTTGAGGGAAGCAGCGGAGCACACGAGTGCGACATCACTGACGGTGATGCTCGACTTCTAACTGAGGCATACGTATTTACATACAAAACCCCAACACCGCGAATGGTGGCCATCATGACCAACATTATTCGTAATAAGGGCAACTTCGTGCCCAGTCAGGACGTTACCAAGGAGGCTCTTATTGAAGCAGGCAAATTCTATCTAACCAACTAAACAAACTTTAAGCAGACATACAACAGGACAAACCAATGAGCCTCATTGATCGAATCCTCAACGGCGACTTTGACGACAAAGACGATGTCAGCATCCCTGCCATCAAAACCCACAATCATCGCGGATCCAAAGGAACCTGCTCGCCTGCTCGTTCCGCCGATCCCAACGAGGACGAAGAACTTGTGACCGATGAAGAGGAAGAATTTGAAGATCTTCCTTCTGAAGACATTGACGACAAGGACAGCACTGTTATCATGGAGGAGAGTTCAGATATTCCTTCAGAGGAATGGATGAAGGAGTACATGGAAGAAAACGATCTGGATGTCAGCGAACCTGAGCCGGTACCAACTGCGCCAACTCAGTATGTCGAAAAGCCAAAGCAGTCAAAGGTAAGAGAAATTAAGAAAACCATGAACAACGAAACCAACGAAACTCCCGCACAGACAACCCCCAAGCAGTCCGCAACCAAGTCTGCCGACGCAGGCACCAAGAAGCGTGGCGCGCCACACAAGCTCACTGAGCATGCCGACGAGGTTTGCCGCCTCTATAACGAGGGCGTTGGCGCCAAGACGATCGCTGAGAAGTTCTCAGTGTCTGTTTCTTGTGTCATCAACACGTTGAAGCGTAGCAACGTTACCATCCGTCCAAAGGGTCGCCGCAAGACTAGCGACTGAATAAACACATGAAACTGCTCTCCCTGAAGGGCAGGAACATCGGTCTCCTAAAAGGAGATTTTGAGTTTGAGTTTGACGACGCACTGACGGTCATCACTGGCCCAATCGGCTGCGGCAAGTCAACCATCCTCACGATGATCCGAGCCTCGCTGACCAACTCGTTTCCAGGGAACGCATGTAGCTGGGCCTCCTGGGGTACACCACCCCAGGAGGCCTGCTATTTTGTTGCGTCCTGGCGTATAGGAAACAAAGTTCTACATATCGCCAAAGCAGTTGCTGGCGAAAAGAAGTTTGGTGCGCTGAACATTCCAAGATTGCGCATTGAACACGACGACGGAAAAGTCGAAGAGGTGTTCACGTCCAAGGAGGCTTTAGAGAAAACTCATTCCCTGATTCCTGTTCCAGCTAGCATTATCGATGGGCATCTGATTGTAGATCAAGATTCCATCACAGCACCTGTATCTTCAACGCCGGCAAAGTTCAAGGAAATTATTCATACTTTGACTCGCACCAATGAGCTAGAAGCTCTGCGAGGCCAAGTCAGAGATGTGATGATGTCCGTAACTGTGCCTGACGTAGAAGGCCCCTTGCTGGAGGCTAGGACTGAGTACAACCTGCTCAGTGGCGAAGTAGCCAGGATAGAGTCTGACCTTCAAAACCTGATGTTGGAATACACAGGACTGCAGCTAAAAGAAGTTGGCACGCGCTTGGATACTCTTGAGCACATCAAGAAAAATGATGAAAAGCGCACACAGTTGGAGTCCAATAGAACTACTGCTGTAAATGCCCATGTTCAACTACTGCAGCAGCAAAAAGTTCAAGAGTCCGGTTTGGCGGAACTAGAGCAGCAGAAGGCAGCAAAAGCAATTAATGCAGAGGCAGCTAAAAAGTCTTTGTATTCTGCAGATCTATTGCTGGAAAACAATAAACGTAAAGCAAAGCTGCTAGAGACTGCAGAGAAGCTTACGGCTAGATTGCAGGAATGTCTGCAAACCCAGCCTCAGGCACCTAGCGAGGAAAGACCACAAGTAGGTTCTGACACCTGGCTTGTGGATCGGAGTTCTGAGCTTAAGCAGGAGCTAACTGCGGCTATAAAGCGAATGCAGTTGGCAGAAAAGGGCCAGTGTCCGGAGTGCGGTACGGTTACAGCCGTATGCAGTCATGACATGGACCAGCTTAAGTCTGATATTGCCAGCAAGTCTGCGGAAGTAGATCTCACCACTCAAACTTTACGGGAAGTGCGTAGGCTAGAGCGAGAGTGGCAAGACTACGAAAAGGCTCTTAATGAGTCTACTCAGTGTGCTGAAACCACAATGGCCAAAGCCGCTGAGGTAGATCAGGAACTGCAAGGGCTTCAAGACTTGCCGGTAATGACTCCAGAGATCAAGGCTGGATTTGCTCGTACAGTAAGTGAGTACGATCTATTGGAGCGCAGTATCAACACTGCAACTAACAGCATCAGCGCAGTCAAGGGGCATATCCAGTCTCAACTGGATATGATCACTTTGATAGACAATCAGCTGGCCGACATACCGCCTGCTCGATATGATGCGCATGAGTATGCTCGATTGCAGAAAGTGCATCAAGATGGCGTGCTGCTAAAGCAGAAAGCGGGTAAGCTGGAGGGTAGTCTAGAGACAGCCATTCAGAGTGTAGAGCGGGCAAAGTCCAAGGTTGATGTTCACGAAAAGCGAGCAGCCTCGGTAAAGCCTATTGAGAATTTCCGTAAAGTCTTGGATAAAGTCAACGGTATTCTGATGAAGGACGGTCTACCAAGACTGCTATCCTTGCAGTACATGCAGAAACTCAATGACCGTCTTGGGTTCTATCTTCGTACGATTAATGCAGACTTCTCTGCCTACATCGATGAGAACCTGGAGTTCATGGCGCGAAAGTCTGACGGCTTGGTACATGCTGCCAAGAGACTTTCTGGCGGTCAGAAGCAGCAGGCCAGCGTCTGCTACCTACTGGCCGTAAATGACGTGTTTGCCAGTACTCTCGGAGTCCTTGCTCTTGACGAGCCCTCAGGGGCCATGCAGGAGTCTAACTCACGAGATCTTGCAGAAGCGTTCAACTATCTGGCGAAGATGGGACAGCAAACCGGTCGTCAGTTTATCGTAATTACCCACAGCAATGCCCTTGCGGCCCTAGGTTGCAAGAATATCTCTCTTGAAGGTCACGAGTAATGTCCATTATTAACTCTAGCGTTGTTCATGCTTCTATCAGCCCCGACATGGTCGAGGCCGTTCGTTTGATCACGAAAGTCGATTTCTATAGCACTCAGTGCATTCCCGGATGTCAGGCGAAGACCCTGGCTCGTAAGCTTCGCAACTTCGTCATTGTTCGTCAACAGCCTGAGTACACCAAGTTCATGCAGTACTATGGACTTGAGTCGCTTGTCAATAGCAGCAATGAGATGTTGAGCTTTGCTGATATTCTCACTAACGCTGAAACCGAAGGTTGCGGTGTTGTCATCTCCGTCCAGGCTTAAGTGTATTTAAACAGGAGTTTGGCATGAGCCAAAAAGTAGTTCTGCAACGCATCATGCGGTTCATCAGAACCCCAGAAGGTCCGCATAACGAGATTCTTCAGAAGGAGTTCCAATACCTTCATAGAAGTCAGGAACGAATGCCGGGCCGAGCTCCCAGGTATGTCAGTACGCCTGTAGAGCTATTTGCAATGCAGGACAACTGGATGTATTTTCCCTGTGGGCTACAGGAAAGATGCCTACAAGTTCTTGCTAAGGCGGGCTACAAGCCGGAGTTCTCCGACCTGCGGCCAAATAAACTCCCTGTTCCGGACGCCTCTAAGCTGGTCGGGCTTCGGCCCGGCCAGCTGGAGGTGATCCAGGAGATTGTCAAGGCAGACTTTGGCATAGTGGATGCTCTTACTGGATTTGGTAAAGGCGTGGTGATAGAGAAGGTTATTCAACTCTATCCCAAGCAAAAGCATGCGGTGATTACCAAGTCCAAGAGTGTTTGCAATCAGCTGTATGAACGCCTCAAGAAAGTATTCCCAAAGGCAGGCTGTTGGAATTCAAGCAAGCATGTCGAGGGCAATCCCATGGTCTGCACCTGCGGTTCTCTAGGCGGTCTTACTCTAGAGGACTTTGACGTAGTGCAGCTTGACGAAGTTCACGAGCTCTTGATCCCCACATTCCTGGAGTACTATCCGGGATTCAGCGGATGCAAGCTGATCTCGTATTCAGCTTCTCCTGACCAGCGCATGGATAATTCCGCATTGGCCATGGAGGCGTACTTTGGCAACAAGATCTGCAAGATCGACTATCAGGACGGCGTGGATCTTGGTCTGGTAGTTCCCATTGAAGTGTGGAAAGTGGACTGGGGTTGCACCCCGGTGGATGTAATTCGCAGCTTCAAGTCTGACGTAAAGCGCGCCAGGCTAGGATACTGGGGCAACCTTGCTCGTAACAATGCTATTGCTAGGGTGGTTTATGAAGAAGTACCCAAGCGTCTCTCAGAGAAAGATCCGCAGATACTCATCCTTGTTGACAAAATTGAACACGCGCTGGAACTACACAAGTACCTGCCGGACTTCAAATGTGTCTACGGTGAGATGGACGACGCCACTGCAAAGGCATTTCAGCAAGCCAAGTTGCTTGAAGGCAATCCGGTTTCTCGCAAAGACGTCGAGAACATACGTAAGCAATTCTCGGCAGGAACCCTGAAGCGAGCGATCGCAACGGGAATTTGGAGCACGGGTGTTGACTTCCCTCAACTCTCGGTCATCATACGTGCAGACGGCGGCGCTTCCCCGATCAAGGATATTCAGATGCCTGGTCGTGTTTGTCGCATTGCTGATGGCAAGTCAAAAGGTATTCTGGTTGACTTTGCCGACAACTACGACGTATGGGCTGCACGAAGATCTAAGACTCGATTTGAGAGCTATGAGGAAAAACAGTGGGAAATTCTTCCAGTGAATCTCAATCACTGAGCTATCGCCTACGGGAACTGTATGCAATAAACAAAATGGCTGTTACCGGATCGAAGCGTGATTACCACGCGGCGATGAACAGCACTAATCCAACTTTGAAGGCCCGATGGGATTCGATTGCTACTTGGTGTCAAGCCGAGAGTATCGATCCCCGGGCCTACATTGAGTGGTGTTTTATGCGTGAGTTTCCCGGATATCCAATGCCTTCAAAATTTGACTCTCCGTTGTTCAAGATCGAATATATAAAGGCAGGTAAACCAGATCCAGAGTATTCAAAGCTTCAGTTGAAATACGAGCTCATGGTGAAGAGGCTCGAGAAACTGACGCAAGAAGCCGGCTTAATTGAATGCTTATTAGATCCTTTAAATACTTTTGATCCTGTCTTCATCTATACAATTGCCAGAAAGATGGAACGCCATGATGAGCTACCATCAGATATACTACTTCGCGCACAGCACCAAGTGCAGTGCCAACCTGTATATGCTGATAAGTTCAAGGGCATCGTTCCAGAGGAGCTATTCATTCCATGGACTTAAGTCACGCAAACAATAAGTGGCTTGTCCTGGGCATGCTCAGGTCAAGCGAAGTAATGGGCATGATTGTCCAAAGGCTTAAGCTTGAAGACTTCCGGGACAACGAGACCCCTCTGAGGGTTGCTTTTATTATCGGTAGTCGTTGGTATGCCACTAGCAAGACTCCCGTTCCCTACGAGGTTGCGGTAAGTGCGTTTATGGACGAGCTTGTTCCTAACCGAGTATTGAACGAGGCAGAGGCTCTGCAGTTTGGAGAAATTCTGCAATGGGCCTACAGTTCTATAAACACATTTGAGGAGCATAAGACTTATGTCTTGGAGTTCCTGCATAAGTTTTTAATTGATCGCAAGGTTCGTCCTGCGGCATTTGGACTAGATAGAGCTGAGAACATCGTAGATAAGGTGCAGGAGCTTAATCGTACGATTGCTAGCACCTCTATCAGTAAGGCCAATTTCATCGATCCATTCATGAGCAGTACTCCCATGCTGTCCAATGCGGTTCGTAGGCCTTGGGGTGTTGACTGGGTGGACATCGTGACTTCCGGCGGTGCAACAACCGGCGAGACCACTTTGTTCCTAGCTCCATCTGGTGGCGGCAAGACTTTGACTAATATCCAGATTGCTACTACGGCTGCTCTCTGCGGCGAAGATTCCTTGATTCTTACCTACGAGCAGAATGCAGAAGGCATCACGAATCGTATTTATGCATTTGCTCTAGGCATTCCTATCACTAGGTTTGCAGGTCTGAGCAAGGAAGGATTTCACGCAGACAAGGGCCTCAAGGCAAAGTACGATCAAGTGCGAGAACGCCTGGCAGGCAAGTTAATGATCGTAGATATGCTCGAAGCCGCACAGAACAGCGGTGGAGGTGGCGGCGGCGCCACGGAAGTGGAGTTGATTGTCAAGCAAGCCAGAGACTCCGGCAAGAATCCTAGATATGTTGGTATTGACTGGCTTGGGCCGATGGCAAACAACTATATGGCTGTTCGTGGTCTTAACACTGCTGAGCAGACAAAGATCATGAACCAGATGGCTGACGATCTGCGCAAGGTTGGCAGCAATCTCAAGGTCAATATATTCGTTTACCATCAGCTGGGCACCACGGCTTCGGCCAGTGGCCCCCAGCGCAAGCCCGAGGCAACAGACGCCTACATGTGCCGTACCTTGCATCACTACATGGACACAGTCATCTGTGTAGGCAACCGAGACAAGGAAAGCAACATGGCTTGGGTAAATGCCCCAAAGGTTCGTAATGGTGCGCCATTCATGGACTCTTTGATTCAAATGGATGGCGCCATGTCTCGTTGGAAGCTAGTCGATAAGTCGGAAGTAAACACCGAGACAATGAAGCTCTACAACCAGAAGGCGGAATCCAAGCCTGCTGGAGAAGACGACGAGCCTAAGGTTCGCCGTCGCAAGGACCCCTTGGCCTTCAATGAAACCGTTAGGGCGCATCTGGGATGAAGCACATAAACGAATCTCTTTTCAAGGCCTTGAAGAAGAAATTCGGAAAGGTCCAGGTAACCAATACTGGGATCGAGGCTAAGTACCACGTGGTTGAAGATAAGGTTGCTGCTTGGGCTTCGGCTCGTAATGGCAATCCTGACGTCTCCACAAAGCGCGTAAACCTAATTAATTGGGGCGAAACATATGCTGTAAATTGTCCCCGATGCAATGACAAGAGATCTCGACTGTACATTAGTCACATCTGGGGCACTCACTGCGAGCAAGCAAATAAAAAGTTGTTCTCGTGCGTGAAGTGTCACAATGAGAGTTGCTACTGGGGGGATTTGTGGAATGTACTATTTGGCACGGACTACGATCCCGCCATAGAGCAAAAGTCTGAGGATCTCAAGACAGGCGTAGACGCAGACGCTAAAAGAATGGAATTGCCGGGCCCTGTGGAAGATCTTATTCCAATTAATCAATTGGCTGAAGATCATCCCGTTATTCAGTATTTAATTTCTAGAAACTTTACAGATATCAATATGCTGGCAAACGAGTATCAGTTTTGTTTTTGTAATAAAAGCCCATGGCAAAAACGATTCACGGACTCGGGCGGCAACTGGCATACGATAACCCCACAGAACAGACTCATCATTCCTAATGTTCAACAAGGCGTATGGCAGGGCTGGATGGCAAGGTACATCGGAGATATTCCAAAAGATCCTAACTCCGGTAAGCCTGTCATACAGAAGTATTTGAATGCTCCAGGTTACTCTTTCAGCTCAAGTGTCTATCGTTTGGAGTCTGCTAAAGCATTCAGCAACGGCGACTTCTGTATTGTTTGCGAGGGTGCGCTGTCCGCAATAGCTTGTGGTTTTGCTGGCGTGTGCACCTTTGGTATGTACCCAAGGCCAATGCAAGAAGAGTTGCTTGCAAATACGTTTAAAGACGGGCAGATTGTTTTCATGGTCGAGCATGAGGCTGCAGCCAATAAGCGTATCTTCGATGTCATTGCAAGACTGAATGACAAAGTTGCAAAAGGATGCCTTGCCGTCGAACTGGCCAAGGGTAAAGATCCTGCCAGCATGACTACCTCAGAACTCATGGAAGCGGTAATTAACAAACAAAGAAACAACCATGTCTAATCAAAACTCCACCACGCCTATGCCGGCTCCACCTCAAACAAGTAGTCTCAAGCAGTGGAACGTGATCGTACATAATGACGACGTAAACACTTACATGCACGTGATTTCAAGTCTTGTGCATCTTGTGAAGCTAGACGGTCCTACGGCTGTATTGAAGACCGTAGAAGTAGACACAGAAGGGCTATCCATTGTGGCAACAACCCACAAGGAGCATGCCGAACTTCTGCAAGAACAATTGCAGTCTGTGTCTCTTACCTGCACAATTGAACCCGCCTGAAAGGCACATAATGCCAGCAGAAGCTATTGACGAAAAAGTTGAAAAATATGGGGCTATTGCTGTTTTACGAGCAGAACAGTATGGGCAGCAGATTGAGTACTCCTTTGAGGAGATGCTTAATAACATTAGCAACGTAACCATTACTGGAGCAAACGGTAAGTTCATGCCAGTAAAGATCATTCCTGGCATTCACCTAGACTCCGTGTTTGGCCAGGGTCCTGTAGTCCCCGGTAAAACAGCTGCAGCAGTCGTAGGCCCTGCACATAAGAAAATTATGTTTGTGGGCTGTTGGCCGAACTCCAAAGAAGACGCAAATGCCAGACTCTATGTTGGCGATTGGGTTACGGAGTTTGAGGACCTAGTTCACAAGACCAGATTTCCTGTAAGCGATTGCTATTACACTACTTATGTAAAGCAGTATGTGGATGGAAAGAAAACAGCTATTCCAAAAGAGTTAGTCCAGGAATATGCTGCCATGTTCAAGCGGGAGCTTGAGCTAGTCAAGCCCGATCTTGTCATCCTGTTGGGGGCCAAAACTCTCAAGGCCGTACTGGGCGCCAAAGCCACCGTAGAAAAGTACAAGAATCGTACTATGTCTGCCGAGGAAAGCCCCCTTGGAGTCAAGACTGCAATCATGACGGACTTTTCGGCAATTATTCACATGCCGGAAGTACGAGCTGCTATCGCCATGGACATGAGCAGGATCGCCAATGAGCTAGCAAGGGGCAAGGTCACCGTTGAAGATGACACTCACATTGAGTATCAGTGCATCTATAGCACCGAGAAACTGAAGGATTGTCTCAATACAATTGAGCAGGAGTACTCCGGATGGGTGGCTGTTGACTGCGAGTGGGGTGGCGGCAATCACCTTTCTGGCTCTTTACGGTGCATTCAATTCAGTTGGGCTCCAGGCAAAGCATTGGTTGTCGTGTTTAATCACGTTAATCTGCAGCCAACCCCAATTGGTCAAAATCCACAAGAAGCGTGGGCTTTGATTAAAAGTTTTATAGAGAATGGTAAGACCAAACTGATCGGCCACTTCATACGTGCCGACTTGCCTTGGCTAAAGCACAATGGAGTAGACGTCACTGTCCCTGCTCTCACCGGCTGGGATACGGCACTTGCTGGGCACTTGCTAGACGAGAACTGGGCTCAAGGCCTAGAGGTCTACACGGCACGGCACACTCAGATGGGTCGCTATGAGTTGGAACTAAACAATTGGATCAAGACCAATAAGTATGACGTGGATGAGTTTGGGTATGGTGGCATTCCTGATGATGTGCTGTTTCCGTATGCCGCCAAAGACGCAGATACTACATTTCGCATATTTTTGATTCAGTATGCGGAGATGATGCGACCTGAGAATGAAAAGGTCAAAGAGCTTTTCCAGAGTGTAGTAATGCCAGCCACGCTACCTATCCTAGAGATAGAGATGACTGGCATGAATGTGGATCGGGAGCGCCTAGAACTGCTGTCCCACAAGTACACAGCTAAGCGTACCGAGCTGGCAGAGACTCTTAGAACAATGCTCTCTTGGCCTGATTTTAATCCTGATTCTCCAGTCCAAAAGGCTGCAGCTTTGTTTGGCTGGGTGAAGCAGGGAGCCAAGCCTAGCTTTCCTGACACTGCCACTCTTTGCAAGTTTGAACCGATTAAGGCTACAAACGACAAGAAGTGGGCAGACCTCATCAAGAGTCCTGAAAAGATGGCTAGCTACACGCCATCTACCGATAGGTCTGTGCTGACAGGATTGATATTGCAGCATAAGGATAATCCGCTGCTCAATGCTATGCTGCTGTATACAGCTGTAGCCCAGACTGTGAAAACCTTTACCGGAGAGTTTGGCGACGATCCGATTACAGGTGGACACAAGGTGGACGGCGGCATTCTGCCCAAGCTGTGGAGTGACGGCAGAGTACACACTCGCATTCGACAGACCGTAGAAACTGGCCGTTATGGGCACTCCGACCCCAACATGGCTCAGCTTCCAAAGACTGCCGAAGATCTGGTCAGCAAGGCATTCAAGGACACTAATCAGCAAATCCCATCCATCCGTTCGTGTTTCCGCGCGGATCCAGGTTGGGTGCTGCTGGACTGTGACTGGGTACAGGCAGAGTTGTTTGTTATGGCCTGGCTGTCCGGAGATACCAATATGCAACAAAAGCTTGGAGATCCGGGTTCGGACTTCCACTCTGAGGTTGCCATAGAAATGTTCCGCCTGGATCAGCCACCGGCGGGCTATGCCAAAGGCAAGAAAGATTGGCTCAAGGAAAGCGGGAACATAAAGTACAGGACAATTGCGAAAACTATCACGTTCGGAATTGCGTATGGTCGTGGCGGGGCAGCCATCAAAGAAGCGGTATATATGGAAGGCGTCAACATCACGCTGGACGAAGCTCAGCAATCTGTGGACAAGTTTAAAGAGACTTTTCCTCAGCTTGCACATTGGTTGATATCGCAGCAAGAGAAGGTCATCAGTCAGGGATATGTCGAGAATGGCTTTGGCCGACGTCGTCGGTTTGAGCACACGGAAGACAACGAACTGCAGGCACATCAGAAGCGACAAGCAATGAATGCGCCGATTCAAGGTACTGTTGGTGATCTTATGTCGCTGGCTTTGGTCAACCTGTATATGATTCGTGAGGCCGAGCGTCCTCACCTTCAGTATCGGGTTGTCATGAGTGTTCACGACCAGGTAATAGTCACCTGCCCTGCAGAGCAGGTTGACGAGACATTGGAGGTAATGAGAATTGCGATGTGTGAGAGGTGCACTATTCCGGGCAATGATTTGGTGCTTGGCATTGACCCCGAAGTGTGCATTCGTTGGAGCGAACCCTTGACTTCCGAGGACGTAGCTCAGTATCCTGTTCTAGCCAAGTACAAGAAGTAACGTTTAATCTCTTTTTACAAACCCCTAAGGAAAAACACACAAATGGCTTTTGACTTCAACAAGGCTGTTCACACGAACAGCAAGGTAGACTCCGGTAATCGCAGTTCGGATTATCAAAAGATGTTCAACGACGATGCTCCCAGCCTGGGCTACCTGTCCAGCAAGGCTCCCTGCGAGTTCATCCTCGTTCCCCCTCACCCAACCTGTGGTGCCAGCACGACAATGACTTCTGGCGGTTTCCGTCAAGATCAGCTCCGCGGGGTTGTTCCGACCCTGGGTCAGTATGGCATTGACTGGGTCATGGTCTACCGTAAGATCGGCAACGATCCCGATCCCCGTAAGCGCAAGGACATCCTGGCTATCAACATGGTCGAGGGCCCTGACGGCATGGCTGTTCAGGCCGAGCGTGACTGGGGCAACGGTTACAAGAGCCCGATGTACAAGCTTCGCGAGTACCTCTGGAAGGCTGGCGGCGGTCACAAGTACGACAAGACTCAGCGTCG